AATGTCTGAGAAGAATGTCGCGATGGCTATTTGGTTAGGAAAACAGTTTTTAGACCAGAAGGATAAGCAAGAAATAGATCAAAATGTTTCGACCATCGAATTAAAAAAAGAGGACGAAAATCTCTGACAACATATTCAAAAAGACAATCATACAGGTTAAAGCTACTTTGTTACTGGCATCAGGTGCCTTGCATTGTATGCTCTACGGAGGATCCCGCTCAGGAAAAACTTTCATTCTATGTTACGCGGTTATCGTTCGCGCTTGTAAAACAAAATCAAGACATTGTATCTTACGACTTAAATTCAATCACGCAAAAAGAGCAATCTGGCTAGACACGCTTCCAAAGGTGTTTTCAATATGCTTTCCAGAGCTGGCTTACACGACAAATAATACTGATTACTATATTAAGCTCCCTAACGGCTCAGAGATTTGGGTCGGCGGGTTAGATGACAAGGCGAGAGTAGAGAAGATTCTTGGAAACGAATACTCGACGCTATATTTTAATGAGTGTTCAGAGATTCCTTTATCATCGGTCAATATTGCATTAACGAGACTTGCTGAGAAGAACTCACTACAAAAGAAAGTCTTTTACGATGAAAACCCGCCTAATAAAAAACACTGGTCTTATTGGCTATTTATAAAGCATTGGCACCCTGATAGCGAAATGGAACTAGACCCTAGTGAATACGTCTCTATCATGATGAACCCGCAAGATAATATCGATAACATAGACCCTGACTACATAAAGAACATTCTTTCTAAGTTACCAGAAAAGGAAAGATTAAGATTCTTATCAGGAGAGTTTTTAGATGGCGATGATGGAACGGCTTACTATGAATTTGATAGAGATATTCATACTTCTGACGACATAAAGCAAGACCAGGAATAGTATTTATTGGAATGGACTTTAACGTTGATCCAATGACGGCAACGGTTTTCCAGGTCATCAATAACCAGATTCATGTATTCGACGAGGTATTCTTGAGAAATTCTGACACCTTTAAGATGTGCAAAGAACTTAAACAGAGAGGTTACGCTGGACTTAGAGTTATCCCAGATTCGACAGGAGGCAATAGAAAGACCTCGGGACAATCTGACTTTGATATTCTAAAGGCCAATGGTTTTTATGTTGAAAACGTGTTCAATCCTTTCGTAACAGACAGGGTTAACAACGTGAATAGACTTCTCAGTGCTAATCGTATTAAAATTAACAGCAAGTGCAAGAAACTGATAAATGACCTAGAGCAAGTGGCATGGAAAGACAATAAGTTAGATCAGAAAGGCGAAGCTAAACTTCTTACTCATATATCTGACACGTTAGGTTATGGAGCATGGAAAATCGAACCAATGACCGGAAAATCAAGAACATCAATTAAATTAAGCTAAGGAAAGCAAATGGATATTAGAGATTTTGACGTAGCGAAAAAACTTATCGACGAAATAGAAACCGAGCAATTCCAGGACAGGAGGCGTGCCGAGTATAAATCATACAAGGTCGCCGAGGGTGGTCAGAGAGATTATATCCTGGAGCGATTACAAGAACTATTCCCGAAGTCATGGAGCGCGATGCGTGTTTCCGATATTTCGGTTTCTAATAAGATTCTAAGTAAAATATCCAAGGCATATAAAGACAGCCCGATAAGAGATTACGGCGAGCAGACAGACAGCCTTGCCGAAATGCTAGACGATGCAGACTTTGATTCTACTATGAGCGAATTTGACAGAGACTTTAATCGTCAAAGATATGGTTTACTGTGGGTCAATAAGATAGATGAAAAACCTATGTTTCACTCCATTAAAGGCTTCGTTGGTTTCGTTAAAAGAAACGAGCAATCTGGTAAAATCGAGGCGGTTGTTCTTAATTATCCAGATACGGAGATTACGCATAATGCCAATTCAAACGCTGACGGAATAGAGCAGAATCTTTCCGAGAATCAAGACGACTCGAGCGCGGAAGTTAAGAAGTTCGCAATGTGGACAAAGGACTTCCACGCTGTCTGGAAAATGTCGCGCAATAATAAAACAGCTAGCATATCGAGAGAGGTGATCGAGGGGAATGAGAACGGAATAAATCCTTTAGGAATACTGCCTTTCGTTTACAGGTCGAAATCATCATCAACAGATTTGCCTTTTCTTAATCAGCTTACTCAGCAATCAATCACATATAATGTTTTAAACTCTGACTTATTAACATCAAGCGCGCTTCAAGGATTTGGGCAGTTGGTGATTACAATGCCAGAAGATATGGTTCTCGAAACTATGCACAGTGGAATGACCACGGCGATGACTCTCCCGATTATTCAAGGGGCAGACACTCAAGCGGACGCCAAGTACATCAACCCTAATCCTGACCTGGCGGGAATGAAAGAAACTGTTAACAATTATGCAGCAGATATTTTGTCCGAGCATGGAATACAGGCGCAAGGAATCAGTGGGGGCAATCAGAACTTTTCATCTGGGCTAGAAAGACTTATCGCAAATGCTGACGTCTCCGATCAAATTACAGGAAATCAAAGAGTTTACACAAAGGTTGAACAGGAAGTCATAGACATACTAGAAGCCTATCAGTTAGTCAGAAAGCAAAGCGAAAAGCTAACGGTTGTGTTCCCGAAAGCCAAGCTAATGATTTCCGATAACGAAACACTTGCTAATATTAAGATGCGTTTAGATATGGGGTTAATAACAAAGGTTGAAGCCTTACAAATGATTGACCCTAACTTAGATGACAAGAAAGCCGAGGATAAACTGGCAGACATTGAAAAAGAAAATCAGTCACGTTTAGATAAGTTCACAATGGGAGATTCAAGCAATGCCGATTCAATTGGACAAGATAAGTTACGAGCTGGATTTAACGGAGAAGTTAAAGAAAGTTCCCCGCTCCAATCGTAAAGAAGCAAAGGAAATGATAGGAAATTATCTCCTGGACGCAATCTTTAACGATACAGAAAACCAGAAAAGTCCTGTTACTGGCAAAAAGTTCAAGGCGCTTAGTAAGGACTATAAAAAGACTAAGAAACATCTTGTCGGTTCTGGTAAGGCAGACCTAAGGCTTACCGAATCAATGCTCCCGTCTTTATTTGCAAAGAACACATCAAGCGGAGTAAGGATAGAGGTAACAAATAAGACAGAGAAAAAGAAAGCCTATAATCACATCACTGGCGACACGGTTCCATCTCGACCATTTCTCCCAAACGACAACGGCGAAAAGGTGACTCCGAAATTAAAAGGCGCTAATCAGTTCAGGACAACTATTGTTAGAGGCATTGATGACATATTAGAGGATTATCTTTAATGGCCATTAGAATTAAGAAAAACCTTTCATTGAAAAAAATCATTCCACAAATCAAGAACGAATTTGTTAAACCTAAGCATAGGGCCGAGATTGTCGAACTTATCCAAGATAATATCCAAAAAGGACTCTCTCCTGTCGCTGGAAAGAATAAATTTGTTAAGTATTCAAAGCAATACGCAAAGAAAAAGGGAAAATCTCAGCCCGTAGACATGACAGACAGCGGAGAAATGTTGTTCAATGATCTTAAAAGCTGGAAACGATTAGGAAAAATAGGGATTAGGTTTGATTCAAAGATCGCTAAATATCACAACGAAGGTGAAGGAAACAATCCCGAAAGAAGGTTATTGCCGACTAAAAACGGCGAGAAGTTTAAGTCTGGAATCATGAACAAGGTTAAAGCTATCCTCCGGAGAGCAGTAAAAGAGGCGATTAAAAAGCAGTGATTTGTCAATTTGGGGAAAAGTCCCTATTATTTTAATAGAACGAATGTTCAAGGAGTATTTATGGAAACTGTCGAAGGGCAAGAAAGTACAAATGTTGAGGTTCAAGCTGAACAGCCTGCAAACGAAAACATGGACGTTAAGTCATTAATGGAAGAAGTTAGCAAACTAAGAGCTACTAACGAAAGAATTTTATCGGAGTCAAAAAGTCACGCTGATAAGAATCGAAGAATGAAGCTCGAGAGAGAAGCTAACGAAAGAGCATTATTGGAAGAAAAAGAAGATTACAAAACTCTTAATGAGAAGTTGAAGGAAGATTTCAATAGCTTGAAAAAGAGTTCTTTAAAGAATAATTTAGATTTTACTGTAGCGAAATTAATTGATAAGCCGCTACAAGACGGTGCAACGATAGAAGATGTTATCGATCATGTATTAAAGACAGGATTAATCACAGTAAGTGATGATGAATCACGATTCGAGAATGTCGAAGATGCGTACCAGAAAGTAAAACTAGAGAAAGGCTTTCTTTTTTCTAATAAGCAAGTTCCTATGACCAACGCTGTACCTAATTCAGGCGCTCCAAAAGAGAGAAAATTAACGCAAGATGAATTATTTTTACAAGCAATAAAGCAAGTAACTAAAAAGTAAAAGGGGCATATCATGGCAGACGTTTTAACAGGTGTAACAGAAACAGTAGCAGCCGCTATTGACGTTATAAGTTCAAGATCACAAGAATATTTGCAACAAGAATCTAAAATGATTCCTTTAGTAAGCAACTATTCAGACCTAGTAGTTCCTGGTTCTAAATCAGTAGAAATTCCTAGAATGGGTGGGTTTACAGTTGGTTCAAAAAGTGAAAACACAGCGGCCGATGCTTCAGCTATCACTATTGCAACTGATACTATCGCTCTTAATCAACATAAGTATGTTCAATGGCTATTAGAAGATATTGCTAATGTTCAAACTGTTGTAAGAGTAATTGAAGAAAATTTACTAAGAGCATCTAAAGATATGGCCAGAGATGTAGATCAGTATCTAATTAATTTATTAGAAGCTGCTTCTGCTGCTGCTCCAGATCATAGAATCGCTTATGCTAACACAACTACTATTGCTGAAGCCGATATTCTCGATGCAAGAGAATTATTAATCAATCAATTCATCAATCCAAATGAGTTAGTTCTTGCTGTTAACCCAGCTCAAGAAAAAGAAATGTTAAAGCTCTCTAACTTCATCGATGCTTCTAAATATGGTTCTAATCAACCTATTATGAACGGTGAAATCGGGAAGGTATTTGGTGCTTCAGTTATCGTTCATAGCGATGTTGAGTCATTAAAATCTTTAATGTTCCATCAATCATCTGTAGGATATGCAGCACAATTCGGTCCAAGATTTCAATCTGAAAAAGACCTTGCTAATCTTGCTACAAGATACTCTCTTGATTCTCTATGGGGTGCTTCTGCTCTTGATAGTGGTAAAAGAGCCGTTATGATTGGCACAGCACTATAATTATTATTAAATAAAACATGAGGGGGTCGCTACGACCCTCTCTTTTAAGTAGAGATTAATGGAAAGAGCTACTTTAATTCCTGTTTCAATCGAAGCAAAAACTAGAAGAGAGTTAAGCACTAAGATGTTACAAAACAATCTTAAATTCGCTTCATACTTTCGTTATTTCGATATTCAAAAGGACGGTAAGAGATGGGTAGCTTGGTATTATGCTGAATTAGGTAAGTCTATTATGAAACATCAACTAAAGTTGGATGATAATGGCAATAGTTAATGATGCAATTAAGGACATGGAGAAAGATAAGTTTATCGAATCTCCTACGAGACCTGGTAAACCAGCAATTGAAGTGGTTGGCAGTAGTTGGAGTAGTGCATCTTCAGGTAGTATCCTTTCTGGTGTAGTGTATGATGAAATGCAAGCGACTTATCCGACAACTACACAAGAGGTTTATGTTTATAAGGCCTCAACTATTACAGTAGCTACAATTACTGTTGATTATACAGACACAACTAAGTGTTTCATTCATAGTGTGGTTAAGACATGACAACTACGTTTAATCCTTTCACTGGAAACTTAGACATAGTTAAGAAGTCTAAGAGAAATAAACAGACTCAAGTTGTTGATGCAGCATTTTTATTAGCTCCTGATATTGTTTTGTCGGGAATACCTGACACAGATAGTGAAGTTATTTCACTTAACGGGTTAGAGATAGATAGTACAAATTATTCAATTGGTGGTGATACTATTACAATGATCACTACACAGTTAAGAGCTGGAGATATTTTATATATAAATTTTATCAGTTGATGTTGACTGGTAATAAATAAGGAAGTTTATTATGGCAATTACAGAAATTGATGGGGCCAGACAAATTCAAGACACTACGATTACCAAAGGTAAGATTGTAGCTGACTTCTTGGATGGTGCAAATTTAAATTTAACAGCCGGAAACAACAATGCGACATTAACAGGTCTTGCTGCTGGTGTGGCAAATGAAGACGCTGTAAACAAGGGTCAACTTGATTCTGCTATCAGTGCCGCCCTTACAGGTGGAATGCATTATCAGGGTGTAATTGATGCTTCGGTAGCTGCGGGCACAGCTTTAGATGGTGCTGCAATTGGTGATTTCTTTTATGTTTCAGTTGCTGGAACTTTAGATAGTATCGCTTTTAATGTTGGAGATCATTTAGTAGTTAATGCTGCAATCACTGACTTCAGTGTAGATGGTGCTGGTAAAATTAATATAATTGATAACACTGAATCAAGTGATATTATAAGAACATCAGATATTATTAATGACCTTGTAACTGGTGGAACTTCAGATGCTTTATCAGCTCAACAAGGTGTGGTTTTAAAAGGTTTAGTTGATGGATTAACGGCCAATTGGACTGAGAGAGTTTTCCATGAAAAGCCTGCTACTACAAATGGTTCAGCGGTCTTACCTGCTCTTTCAAATATTCCTGTAAAAGCTGGGACTGCAAGAGTTTATTTAAATGGTATGAGAATGGAAGTTGGTTCTGGGAATGATTACACTATTAATGAAGCTACAGGTGTTATCACTTTCGAATACAATATGAAAACAAAATCAAAAGTAATAGTTGATTACGAATATTAATTACTAGGAGGCTCCGGCCTCATTTTTTTGGAGCTTTAGTTGGCCAAAACTGAAATAGAAAGTGAACAAATTCTAGATGGTGAAATCAGGAGAGAAGATCTAAATGTGACTACTCCAGGTAATGCTGTCATAAGAAAAGTTTTGGCAGGAAGTGGGATAGCTATTTCTGAAACTGGTGCTGATGCTGGAACAGGGGATGTCACAATCTCAACTACCTCTACTAGTGGATATACCGTTTTTTCTATATGGGCTGAAGATAATGCTAGTTTAGATGTTAATGCTTTTGAATGGGCATTTGGTAACGGCTCAAATACTCCACTAAATGACGGGGTAGTTATTCCTATCGATTGTGAATTATTTGCAATGGGATTAAATGTTCAAGGTGGAAGTGCAACAGTCAGAGCGGTGATAGATTCTAACTCTTCCTTATCAGATTATCAGGTAGCAGCAGCAGCTCCTCAGGGTTCAGTGACTTTTGGAACCCCCCTTGCAATAACGGCAGGCCAATTAATAAACTTTAGAACAATAGCCTCTTCAGGAGCAGATACAAATCAAGGTAGAGTGTCAGCATGGTTTAGAGTTAGATCAACCCCAGCAGCAACTAGTTTAACAAATGATTTATTAGATGTTTCAATAACGGGAATTAATGTTGATGAACTTATTCAATGGAATGGAACCAGTTTTGTTCCTTATTCTATTAACAATGCTCTTGCTTTAAAATACGATGCCTCAAACCCTAATAGTTATGAAATACCTCTACAATTAAATTTAAGAGATGTTAACAATAGAGCTAGGGCGAATCATACAGGGACACAGTTATCAAATACAATAAGCGATCTTACAGCAAGAATAAAAACAGATGAAACAACCACATCAATTGCAATACTTAATAGAACAATTAACTACACAGATGAAGATGGAAGTATTACTCCAATAGTTTTACCTTTTCAAGATCATCAATCTATTAGCAAGATTTCTGATGCCTCTGGGCAAATAGGTATAAACAATAGCCAAGCATTAGCAACATATCTATCTTTAACAATAGCCGTTCCTGTTACGGGTCAATATGATCTAGACTGGTTTTATATCTGGTCTCATGATAGTGGTAAGGATGACTTTATTGGCAATGTAAAACTTAATGGATCAATAATAGCTGAACACGTTCAAGAACCAAAAGATGTTTCGGGTGGTGGAATTATATTATCACAGGTTGGTGGTGGGACTAGTGATTCTGCAACAAGCCAGAGGTATTCCTACTCAGGTTTTTTACCAAGCCAGACACTGACCGCAGGCAACCATATTTTATTAATTGAATGGGCAGGGTCAAAAAACAATGATGGAGCAACTATTTATAGAGGCTCATTAAGAGCAAAGAGGGTTTCATAATGAGTAATGATACAAGTTTTTCTGCTGAATACGATATTGAAGAAATAAAATCGACACCAGCTAAATTAATTACATTAAACGAAAAGCATAACTTTAAAGCTCAATGGATAAAATCAAGAGGGGTTAAGGTTGAGCAGTTTTATACTTATGAAGATAGTGAAAGTTATATAAGAGAATATTACACATATACATATACAGATGGTGGAAGAAATATTTCAAGTTATGTAAGAACAATAGAATGGGTTGATGCGGTAGGATTATTTTACTCTGAAATAACTACCCCCGACTTAACAAACTATCATTTAAGGGAAGTTAATAAATCTGCAAGAAATGGGCAAATAGTATATATGGAAGGTGCGGCATATGACTTGGCTGAACTAGCGTTAACGCTTCCTGAGCCATATAAAACGGCATATACAACAGTTGCAAATGGTCTTGACTTTATAATTGATCACTATAAGGAAGAAATTAGAGAATATTCTGAGAGAAATTTATATTCATATGCGTTTGAAAATGCTGTTAATAATGAAACAGATCCTGCCATATTGTCATTATTAGGAATGACTGTGAGAGTTCCTGATGCCGAATTTCCCTCCGGATTAACTGCGAAGCAATCTATAATTCATCAATTAACAGGAGTTGCACCGTAAAAACTTATATGTGTACAATATATTATATAAAGGAATTATAATGGGAAGAAAAATAACACAGTATTTCATTATTATTAGCATCTTGTTATGGCTTTTTTATGATGGATACGTAATCATTAAATATGGCAAGGATGCATCAATAAGCCAGGTAATGATTGATTATTCTTATAATTATCCTATTGGAGTTTTTCTTCTAGGAATATTAGCAGGCCATTTGTTTTGGAGAATGCCTAATAAGAAAAAGGAGTTAGATAATGTTAAGGATAAAAAATAAATTAACAGTCTTAGATGATAATAATTCTGTTTTTACAGACTATTCAACTGAGGCGCTAGATTATGATAGGGACACGTTTACAATCACTTTAAATAGTTCAACGTCTTATTTGTATGTCGGATTCTATAAGCCTATTAACGTGTTTTATGTGGAACTCGGAACAGCCAACATAAACGCGGGATCGTTCACGGGAGAGTTTTACAACGGCACAACATGGGTCGCGCTTTCTGGCCTATATGACGAAATAGCATCACTAACGAGATCAGGCTTTGTTCAATGGGACAGAGGACAGACTGACGAAGAAAGTGTCGCTGTCGATTCAGTAACAAAATTCTGGTATAGGTTTAGGCCATCGGTCACACATTCTGCAACAGTGATAAACGGATTAAATATTGTTTTCTCAGACGATACAGATTTGAAAAGAGAGTTCTTCGAGTCATCGGATTTTTTACCGAGCGGAGAAACTTCACACATTCTTAGTCATGTAGCAGCGAGAGATCAAATAATTCAAGCATTGAGAATCGGGGGCGCGTTTAAATCTAATTCTGGAATCAGGAAAGACATAACGGCCTTTGATCTTTTAGATATGAGCCAGGTAAAGCTCGCATCGACTTATTTAACTCTTCATAAGATATTTAGCTCGGTCATGGACGACCCTGAGGGGATTTATAAGGCAAAGGCAGACGAATTTAAAACTAATTACTCGTTAGCAATCAAGACGCCATTTATTGATATTGACAGAGATGATGACGGGATTAATGATGCTAATGAGAAGATACAATTCAAAACATTAAGAATTTTTAGGGAATAGGTATGAGTTCTAACCAGACGCTAATATTAAACGCTATACAAACGAGAATAACGGCCCTCAGTCTCTCCAGGACTAAACTCGACTACTCGTATGATTTAGAAAAGAACAGCAAGAGAAGCGAGAAATCGGCCTATGGATTCGGCGCAGGTTCGGCAGACTGGGAACAGGGAACGCATCGAACGGTAACACTAAACCAGTCATTCTTTGTCGTCTTAACCGAAAATTATGTAAATAGAAGCGATGACTCGAAAGAAGATACAGCAATAAAAGCAATTTATGACGACATTGAGACAATATTTCTTGATTTCGCCTCGTCTAAGCTGGGAATAGCGGCAACGGTTTTAGTCGTTGAAAGCCTGTCATTAGACGAACCAATTAAAATAAGCGAAAATACAATAAGTGTAAAAGCAAACTTTATAGTCAAACACAGAAAGACTACAACATAAAAGGGGATTATCATGGCTATCGGAGTCGTTCATAACGAATCATCAATTGCATTAAAAGCAGAGGTCACAGAAGGGACTTACGTTCCGGCGGCGGCTGCAACAGACTACATCGAGTGTCTTTCAAGTGGACTTGAATTAGTAAAAAACACAGAAGAACTAGCGAGAGATACCTTGGGCGGGACTGTAGAAAGCGAAGCCTCAAGAACAGGTGTTCCAGAAGTTAGCGGGTCGATTCCTGTTGAACTTAGAGCATCGGCGACAGAAGGTGGTTATCCTCAATCGTTAGATATACAGTTAAGATCATTGCTCGGAGGTAGACGAACGGCGGCGACGGCGAACACTACAACGGGCGCGACTTCGACAGTCTTAACCTTTACCTCTCACCCGTTTTTAAAAGGAGATAGCGTTTTAGTAAAAGAATCGAATAATTTTGAAGTGCGACCAATTTCAGCGATCACTTCAACGACAATCACCTTTCCTTTCGCATTAGATAACGGCGCACCATCTGATGGGGTTACTGTAGCGGCAGTGGGAACTTATTATCACGATACAGTAAACGCGATTTCTTTCTCGGCAGAATACAATATCGGGAACGAGATACAAGACCAGGTCGACGGGCTTCGTGTAACAAGTGGGGCAATTGAAAACTGGACAGTCGGAACTATCCCGACATTCACTTGCGCTGTAGTGGGTCAAGATTCTGCAAGATCAAATGATACTCAGTCTTATACGCCAAACTTTACGGCTGACGCATTACCGCCAGTAACACTTGAGGCTTGCCTGTGGGTAGGCGGGGCTAAACTTTCTTACTCAGAACTATCGCTAAATATTGAAAACGAAGTTTCACCAATCACTGACGCTTGCGTTGCTTCTGGAAAACAGGGTCATAGAATTATCGGTCAGAAGGTTTCTTTCTCAGCAAATCCATACATGGACGATACAACTTTTGCGACTTACACATCATGGGAAAACAACTCAGATACATCGGTTTTCTTTTACGCCTTTAATCCTTCATCAACAACGGGAGAGTTTTCGGAGGCTGTAGCGGTCTGGATTCCTCAAGGGAAAATTACGGCACACCCCACAGGAGACGCTAACGGACTTGCGACAGATGCCATTGAAATCAAGGCTCATAGGAGCGCGGGGAATGATTCGGTGTTTATGTCGTTCATCTAAAAAAAGTTAAATTATTAAGAAATTAGCCTCGTTTTACGGGGCTTTTTTCGTTATGCTTATAGAAAACAATCGAGGAGAAGTTATGATTAAAATACTAAGACTCAGTGACAGGGTGAAGCTAAAGGTCGGAACCGTTACGTTTATTCTCGCACCTTTAAGCAATGACAAGAAAATGGAAGTCAGGGCAACGATAAAGCACGACGGAGGCGAACAGGTTTTCGACCACGGAATGGCCCAGCATTTATATATTAAGTATTCACTAAAAGACCTTTTGGGCGTTGAGGATTATCACGGAGACAGTTACAAGTTGGAATTTGAAGGTGACCATCTTACAGACGAGTGCGTGAGTGAAATATGCAACCTCTCTCAGAAAGATGAATTAATGTCTGTGGGCTGGCAAATCTTAAATGGTATGCCTGACAAGGTTTACGATCTTGATTCAAAAGTTTACAAGCGAGCTTCGTTGGACGTGGTGAAGCGGGAGAAACCAGGAGGATAAACGACCCTCAGAGCATATTGTTAGACTTATTATTCTTTGAAATAGATAAAATTTCTTCTTTAACAGACAATGATTATATTTCAATAGTGTCATCTTTCGAGGTTATGACAGACAATTCTTTAAAATGTTCCATGTGTAAGAATAAATATAGAGGTTCGTCAGAGAGACAAGAGAGGCTTTTTGAGCAAAAACTATGTAAAGCGGTCATAGAAAAGCCTCGATTTGTATATATGCCCGTTTATAACATGCTGGGATATTCAAAAATAAACTATATGACTTGCACGGCCAATCTTCAAAGCGGTCAAGCAATGTCATTAATAAACTCATATAAATCTTTTGAAGACGGAGTTATGCCTTATTCAGGTGGATTAATGGAGCAACCATCTAAATTTGTCGAAATCATGGAATTAGTCCATAATTTAATAGAGTCAAAAAAGACAGAGCAAGAAGAAAAACTTAAAAAGTATAGGCGCTAAATGGTAAATGAAGTTGCGGTTCTCTTAACAGTCAAAGAAAAAAAGGCAATCGCGTCAATAAATAAAATCGCTAAGAAGCTCGATAGCATGGCGCAGAGTGGTCAAAAGTCGTTCGGTAAAATGGACGCTGCCCTCGCTTCTTTCGCTGGAAATCTCGGCGCAAATGCGGCAATGGCCCTGGCTAGTTTCGCAAAAGACGGAATAAGAGTCGTTGCGAGAGAGGCTGTTGCATTTGAAACCGCTTTCGCAGAAATTAATACAATACTCCCCAAAGTTCAAAGAAACAGTGAAGCATTAAAAAAATCATTAATATCGCTATCAGGAGAGTTTGGAAGGTCACAGCAAGAGCAAGCGAAAGCCTTTTATCAGATTATTTCATCGGGCGCAGCAACGGGTGAAAGGGCTGTCAAATTACTTACTCAGGCAAACGTCTTGGCGACAGGTGGCCTTGGAGATGTGAAAAGCTCAGTCGATATATTAACAGATATTATAAATATTTATGGAGCCGAGAATATAACGGCAGCGGAAGCGGCAGACTCATTATTTACAACAGTTCGACTAGGTAAAACTACCATTTCAGAATTAACGGCGACAATAGGCGAAGTCTTGCCTTCGGCTCAAAAGCTAGGCATCGGTTTAGATGACATAGGCGCTGCGCTTGCAACCATGACGACTCAAGGTTTGACAACTAACCAGCGTGTTACTCAGCTACAGTCAATCTTTACAGCGTTATTTAAAAACTCAGGCTCGGCAGCGGCTAAGTTCGGAAAAGACATAGGCGATGCATTTAGTTTAAAAGCAATAAGAGAAAAGGGATTAAAGCAATTCATGATTGATTTGCAAATCGCCACAAAAGGAAACGAGAAAACCTTATCCGCACTGCTTGGAAGAAAAGAAGCACTAAACGGATTTTTTGCATTAACCGGAAGGGGCGCAGAGTCGCTAGGAAAAAACCTTGAGGGAATGACGAGCAAGACTGGCGCAGCGAAAGATGCCCTTGTCGAGATACAAGACACGCTTGCTAATCAGTGGGACGTAGCTTCTCAAAAGATAATTAATCTTGCAACGGTGGCAATGTCGCCGCTCTTGGGCGTAGCAAAAGATATGTTGATAGTTTTTAATTCTATCGGCGAAAGTGATGCTAGTGCAAAAATAACAAATCTTACAAAAGCAACGGCAGACCTTCGAGATGTTAATAAGGAATTATTAGAACTCAATACCCGTGCGATAATGCTTCAAGAAGAAGATAGTTCTAATTCATACATTCAAGTAATAGAAAAGAAAATAGCGGCACAGATGAAGCTAAGGCAAGAGCTTAGGGCAGTAATAGAAGCCGAGAATCTCGCTAACGGGAAAAGTAAAGATGGGAGCGATAGCGGAGGCGGTAAGGTCGAGGCGGCAAAGGCAGAGTTTGACGCGATTCAGGCGATAAGAGAAGAACAGGCGCTTGTAGAGGAAACAAACAAGGCGAGGCTTCGAGAGGCTGACTCAATAGCATCAGAGGCAGACCTAGAGCTTATAAGAGATTTTGAATTAAGAAAGATTGAAATAAAAAGAGATTCTGACCTAAGAAAAGCTGAGCAACAAGATACTGCCGACAAAATAAGACAAGAAAAGTTAAAAATAAATGCGAAGGCCGAACTTGCCATTGAAGTTGCGACGGGAAAAAAGAGAATAGAAACCGCAAAGATGATTACGGCGACAAAGGCACAACAAGAGAAGGCGGCATTTCAAACAGCGTCAAACTTTCTGGCGGCAGGGGCGGCGCTTGCGTCAGAAGGCTCGGCAGCAGCTAAGGTTTTGGCAATATCGGCATCATTACTTAATACGTATGTCGCGGCAACGGCTGCGCTTGCTCCACCACCAATCGGGCTAGGGCCAGTGGCGGGAATACCTCTCGCGGCTTCTGTTGTTACGCTTGGTCTTGCCAACGTGGCAAGAATGAAGGGTTTTGCTAACGGCGGTGTCGTAGGAGGCTTTAACGGGTCTGGAAGCTATGGCAAAGATGACCAGGTCGCAACAGTTAAGAAGGGCGAAATGTGGTTAAATGCTCCACAGCAGAAAACCCTTTTCGATATAGCTAATGGAGAAACATCTGGCGGCGGGAACAATAACACAATTGCGGCAATGCTCGCACAGCCTATAATTATTCAAATAGATAACAAAGAAATAGCGAGAGCAAATAGAACGGCTATTCAAGAAGGATTTAGTGCAGCATGATAAAATTCTTTTATAATAATTTAGTAGAAACTGCCTCAATCGTTCCCTCAACGGTCAACGCTCAATATCCTATAAGCAATTTACAGCACGACTTTAGAACTAAGGTCTTTCGCTCAACAACGAACTCAGACAGTATTGTTTTTGACATGGGAGCAATAGAGGACGTTGATTCTGTTGTTGTGTCCGATAACTGGCGCAATGGTTTTGGTTTCGCGACCTGTACCATTGAAGGAAATGCAACGGATTCCTGGGGCGCTCCGGCGTTTTCCACAATATTAACTTTCGATTCTGTTTTTGGAATAGGAATAAAAGAATTTGCCGCCACAGAGTCTTATAGGTTCTGGAGAATAGTGCTAACGTCGACTCTCGGTTATTGCGAATTAGCCTCTATTTTTATCGGAAAATCAACGAGCATCACGACGAATGGCGTTTCGTTCGGTTATTCATACAAGAATAATGATCTTAAAAAGGTATCAAAAACGAGATACGGCCAAGAGTATATCGACGACATAGGGACTCAAAAAGATTTGGATTCTTTATCTTTCGAGATTATGAATAATACAGAAATGGACGCAATTTTTGAAGTGTACGATAATCGGCGCACAGTAAAGCCCTTCTGGTTTAAAATCGGCGACGATACAAATACAATCATAAGCAATGAAAACAGATTAAACGGATTCTATAAAATGAAATCGGAACCGTCAGTTAAGGCGAGAACATTCGCTTACTGGGACGTAACCCTTAATTTAAGAGAGCAAAAATGACAACGCTTGTAGTCGAGGAATTGAAAACTACACTTACTCAGTCATTTACTGTTGATCTTAATAGACGTTATACAATTGCGGCAGTTAGACCGTATTTATATATGCATAACTCTCCCGCTGGCACATTCACTTTTTCAGTCAAGGATTCGGGCTCTAATACTATCGCAAGCAAAACATTTACTTCGGCAGAGATTAAGAGCGACTTATCTACATCGGACAATTATTGTCATCTTTGGAAAGCGTTAGTGTTCACTAACCCCTTACAGTTGTCAAAAGGGAGTTATTCTTTGGTCATTTCCTCGTCGGGCTACACCTTCGCATCGACTTCTTATTTGGCATGGGTCAAAGAATATGAGAATATTTTTAATACAACAGACGGTGCAAATGACACCGATTTTAATAATCCAATGAGCTTTCAGTTATTCGAGCAGAAAAGGGTAAACTTATGACACGATTGATTGATTTTGCAGACGGATTCACTAGCGCAAGCGCACCCGCAACGGTCGGAGGCGTGACAAACTTATCAAGTTACGCCAGTGATGCGGCATTTGTTACGGCAAATGGAACGGCCGTTAATGGCGATATATACATGAACACAACAGATAATAAGGTGAGAATTTATGAAAATGGTGCATGGGTTGAAAACGCTACTTTCGAGGCTTAGTTTTCTATTAATATTTTTAATTTCTTTTTCTTTATCAGCAAAGACTTTAAAAGTTGACACAGTTACTCCTTCGGTTACCAACGGAGATTTTACAATCACTCCGAACGGAACTGGCGACATTGTTCTTGGTACATTCTCAGGAGTTTTAAAGTCATCTACAGGCGTTGTCAGTGTCGGAAATGTTAATTTAACATCAGAGGTTACGGGAACATTACCAGAAGCGAACGGGGGAACTGGCGTCGCAGATATGGCGACAATTCTTGTTGAGATTCTTGGAACTCAAACCATTTCAGGAGTTAAAACCTTTTCATCAGATATTTTAATGAGCGGAACGGGTCAGATTGATATTCCAGTCGGGACAACGGCACAAAGAAGCGGGTCACCTAATACGGGAATGATTCGCTATAACTCAGACAC